GTTTCGGTTGTGCTGTTATAAACGTCCTCAAAACAGTTAATTCCTAACTTCCAGTTAGATAACTCATTGTTAAACCTATAAAGTTGCTGCTTAATTGTCTTGCGCTGTATCTCTTTTGCCTTCTTTTGTGGCTCTTGAGCGTTCTTAAATATGTCTAAAATACCCATAGTTTACCAGTTTTGAGAACCCTTTTTTGTGTCTGAACCCCATCTAAGTGGCCACCCTTGCTCATTCGGTTCGTCGTTCTTTTCTAAATCTACGTTTAAATCACCTCTATAAACGTCGTCTAGCCACTTCTCCGCCTCGTCCTTACCTTCTACCCTACCCTCAGGCAGTACGTCCGTGTAAAGCCTTTGAAACAAGTAAAATATAGCTAAGTTAATACAGTGCTTTAATAAAGAGCGGTTACGGTCAGGGTCTACCTTTACTAGCTCCGCGTCCATGTCGAACCGTGGGCTTATCTTTTCCCTAATACGCTCCTCAGCGTCTTTAATTGACTCATCTACATAGGAGTCTGTTCCGTCTGTTAACTGGTCTATAGTACTCTCGTCTATGTACCTCAATAAGTCCGCCTTAACAATAAAAGCCATATTAAAAACGTTTTTTAGCTATTCTTTTACCAAATTTAGGCTTTTTAATTATTCCACCCCCTATAAATCTAGTAAATTGTGGTTTAAATATTTCGCAAATTAGATAATCTAAACAGTCGGAAGTATGCCCGTATTTCTCGTAACGGACCTTACTCACCTTGTCCGTGGTCTTTTCTTTGAACTTTAACCCGTCTGCGGCCTCCTTTAAATACAGCAAATCAGCTATTGAGTTATTACAGTTATCCCCTATCTCTATTTTAGCGCCCTTTATATTACCCGCAAATATCTGATTAATAAACTCGCCCCGGCTTTTTACTCCAGGGTTACGATTAGGCAAGCGCTCAATAGGGTTAAACTTGATAAGGTAATTACGTGCCATTGTAAAGAAGTTCTCGCCCTTCTCTAGCTTGGTGTCCTGTTTTTTACTCGTCCTATCCCCATAAATATAAAGCCCCTCTTTATGGTCCTTATACATACGGCTAAACTCCTCACACGTTGCCCGTAGCGTATTATTAGGACTCCTCAAACATATCTCGTTAATTTGTTTAGCTGTAAACGCTCCCCCGTGGTCCTTATCTACCTGGTAAACCGTTAGCGTTAAATAAGGGTTAACGTTCTCATCTAGTGAAATATGGAGCGGGAGCGCAGGATTATACTCTAACTTTTTAACCGCCCCTAAAGTAAATGTCTTGTAAAATCTACTACCTACCTCCTTATTTCCCCATAGGCCCAAGGTGTAAACCGTATAATAGTAAGGGTTAGTCCTTTTAAAGTCCTCATAGGTCGCCTTGGTTACTGGCGGTAAGTGAGGGTTATCTTTGTACGTGCTATGTATTGATGTGTAGGCGTAAGTAATAGTCTTTTTCTCGCCTCCTATCTCTACCTCAACCTCTGTAGCTGATCTAAAACTTTTATCGTTCGTGTGACTGAAAAACTTTTTGTATATCCAAAAGTCGCTAAAATTAGGCTCGTCACTCTCAGGGTTAAAGCTAAATATCTCTTGTAAATAGTCCGCCTTTTTACTCCTTATTGTAGTTGTAACCGTGTTAAAGTCGTCCTCTGTCATATCGTTGCCCTCCTCGTACCAAACAAACGAAGGGTTGTCAATACCTTTGATCTTTTCGGCCTTGTCTAGTCCTCTAGCTATAACTCTATTACCGTTAATACATACGATTGTTAAAGGGCTTACTGTGAACTTAAATAAGGACTCTAGGCCCATGTTGTAAATCTCATTCTTTAAGCCTTCATACTGGCTCTCCTTAATAGTGTCGTACACCTTACGCACTAAGACCCCTTTAAAATAAGGAGCCGTTAACATACGTATGATAATTTTCTTTTGAGTGCTGTCAGTCTTACCGGACCCCCGGCCACCCCATAAAAGGATATACCTATCCTTGTTATCTAGTAAGCCGTGGAAGGGTTCGTTAACCATTTCTTCCCAGGCTGGAAAGTTTACATTAATTGCCATAACTTAGAATAAATAAACCCCTCGCCCGTTTTTGCATGAGTGAGGGGCTTTTTTCAACCCCATTACAGGTGAACGGGTTAGCCACTACAGCCCCCGCGTAAGAACGATCTTTTATTTCTTTTTGCCAAATGATACGTTAATAGTTGCCTTGCCGCTGTCGTCGTTGTTAAACGTTCCGGTGTGACGGGCTAGCATTTCTAGGGCTTTAAGTTTGTGGCCACTGTCTAGGGTAAAATCTCCCACCTGGTCCTTATCTGTTAAGCCCATTTTAGCCAGCTCAGCTACTACCCTCTCGGCGCTAACTTCAATCTTTTCGTTTCTCTTTTTCTGTAACTTCTCTATCTGCTCCTGAATATCAAGTTTTTGGAGGTTCTCGCTGCCTATTCTTGCCGCTGTATGTTTTGAGTATCCGGCCGCCTCTGACGCTCTTGTAGCATTAAAATCTATAATATACTCCTTACAAAACATTTTCTGCTTATCTGTTAGCTTTGCCATATCCCCCGCTTTTACTTGTCCCGTTACTATCAAACCCCAATAAAGAAGGGGCGCCTATCTCCTTAACCATATCCCTAGGGCAGTTATTACACTTAACAACTTCGTCGCTGTTTTTAACTAGTTCGTCGCCTTTTATAGCTCCGCATTTACATATATAGTCAAATATTGGCATGGTTAGAATTTTACTAAAGATACATATTTTTTAATTAACCCTATAGCCTCCTCCGAATTATCCGCCCACTCAACGCAATTTCCAGCCGCTCTTAATCTATCCATCTGCTTAACTTGGCTCTCTCTTGGTTTCTCTCCTGGCTTTTTCATCTCTATATAGAGCGCTCCGAAGTCTCCACGGGGTAAAGCTAGGGTTAAGTCAGGGTTTCCTTTAACAAGTCCTAAAGCGATCAATTGAGCGCCGTTTATTGCGTTCCTGGGGTTATTGTAGTTGTGGTATAGTAGACCCCTGTATTCTTTGTACTCATTCCAAAACCAAATTATAACCTCTGCTTGGTGTTGTGCCTCTGTTTTTACTTTTTTCATCAATTAAAGATAAGCTATTTAGGTGGTTTTGGTCTAGTTTGGACTATAAAACCTAAAAAGGGTAGGGTTTTAGGGTAGGATTATTTCACGCCTTCGACGCTCTACAAGTCTTACTATCATTAACTTTTAAGTGTTTTTAACCTTAAAAAAGGGTAGGGTAGGATAGTAGTCCCAACTATATATATAAATATATAAATAAATATAAAAGGGTGTGCTGTAATAAAACCTTATATAAATATATCTTTTATTTTAAATAATCCTACCCTATCCTACCCTAAAGGGTTGAAACCCTTACTACCACTACAAAAAAAAAGGGTAGGATTGTTAAAATAATCCTACCCTGTCCCTACCCTATCCTACCCTTTTTAAAAGGGGTAATTCTCGTTATTGTCCTCTCTCGGGTCCTCTTTAGCGCTAATATGGTCGGACTCATCATGTAAAACTACTTTATAGAATTGTTGCCCGTTGCTTTTCCTTTTCTCAAACCCTAAAGCCTTTAGCTCCATACCTAAATTTTTAAGAGTGAAGTTAATATTGCCTTGGCTCCTCTCTTTTATTTTCTCACTTATTTGGGTTGTACTCATCCTTAAAGTAAGCTCTCCGTTATAAGCCTTCTCTCCTGGTTTAAAGTTTAAGCTAATTAACCCCCCTAGGTTTGATATTTCGTTATGTTTAACGGTACTATCGTTTAGTAGTTTAGTTTGATCTCTTGTAAGGTCTGTACTTTCCCCGTTCTCGTATAAGTGGTATAGCTCTATAAATAAATCTGTTTTATCTATACTATTATAAAGGTTGTGGTCCATTTTCTCCACCTCTATAGGAATTATACGCCTGTTTCCTGTAGGGTCGTTCATTATCTCGGTTTCGTTAGTTGTCCCGGCTATAACTGCTAACCTGGTGTACATTTCTGAGTCTGGGGCGTAGGCTTTTCTCAGTTCGTACTTTTCCTTACTTGTAACCGCTTTAAACTTTGCCGCCTCTTTTTTTGTTTTACCTCCCCACTCATCGTCTAATACTAGTAGCTTTTTAGTCATTAGTATTTCGAAGTCTTTATCTCCTAGAAAGTTATCCTTTACGTAGTAATTTCTAAGCGCCTCAGGTAGTAAGTTTTCAAAAAAGTAACTTTTCCCCTCTCCTTGCCCACCGGTTAACACAAGTACTAAGGGCGAATGTTTCCCGTATAGGCTTTGTATCATACCTACAAGCCATTTAGTAACAAAAATACTTTTAAAATTAGGGTTAACGCTCTCAGGCCCTTCTATTCCTGTGGGGCTTATAATACTCTTTATTAGTTTCTCTACTGCTCCGTTAGTTTTTCGCCTTCTATTCCTTTCTATAAAGTCTTTTATAGGGTTATAGTCAGGCACGAAGTCGGAGTTAATTAGGTCTAAAACCTCAGACTTTGGAAATTTAGCGCTTACTATCCTTTTTACTTGAAAGTACATTGAAATTTTACCTTTATTACTTAGCTCTATCCCGTTGTTTTCTATTTTTCCTGTGATCTCGTTACATTTAAGGTTGTACTCATTCCCTATAAATATCTCTACTTGCTCTTGAACGCTTAACTCCTCGGTAAGTTTAAGGTCTACACTAGACTCGTAAACCTTGGCCACTATCTCGGCGCTATCCTCTTGGCTAATACCTCCGACGGTTTCCAGTAGGTTGGTTACTGCCTCGGCTGTCCTCCCTCCTCTTTTCCCTTGCTTTGCTGCCGCTACTATATGTTTAGTTTTATCACTTACCAGGCTTAAATTAGCCTCTTTAGCGTAGTAAAAAAGTGTATTAATCTTAATACCGTCCCCGTCTGACTTTAAACAATTAGTATATTGTTTATCGCATTTTTGTTGGTCGTATCCCTCCCCCATTGAGCTAATAATATGGTAGTGGCTCCGTCCGTTCTCTCCTAGCTCTGAGGCTAAGGCAAAGCCTATATCTCTCCATATACCATAGTCTCCCCTAGTTAGGTCTACATTGTGGCTTTTAACTTGATCTATTATGTTATCAATGTCATCTTTTCCGCTAATTATTACGGGTAAAACTATTTTCTTTTTTTTCGCCTTAGTTAGCTTTGTGAACTTTTTAGCGTCCTCGTTTGTAAAAGTGTTAGGGTCGTATGATACGTAGCGCGCCCGACTAACATTGCTACATTTATCGTCTAATATTATTTGGTAGTTTTCCAGGTAGTAACTAATAAGACTCTTATAACTCTCTTTGTGTTTATCCCCGTTAACCTTAACTAAAACGGCTATCCCGTTACCGCTAGCGGACTTAAAAGCTGCGTAGGTGTATTGGTCCTCTATTATTTTATCCCATTCTGTGTCTAGGTCGTCCTCTAGCTTATCGATGTCAAGACAGACAAAACCGGAGTGTTTAATTAAACCTTTATCCTCACATTTAGAAAAGTTACCACTTATTGAAACATAAGGAAGTGTTTTATTTTTTAACTCCTTTACTTTGTCGGTGTCTGTCTCTGCGTTAATTGGGTCTATTAGGTGCCTCCACGTTCCTTTTTTAACATTATTTAAAAACTCATTTATAGAGGTGTTAGACTCTGGAAGTTTAATATTTATTTTACTGAAAAAATTTATTTTGCTCATATTAATTATTTTTAAGGTGGTTAATAACTCTGTCTATTCTTTGCTCACTTATATTGTCTAGTATGTCCATTATTTCGGTAGGTGTTAACTCCTCAGCTAAAGCCTTACAAATAGCGTCAGGACCACTCCTCATCGCGTATATTGTTTTACAGTCGTCTCCTGTTTGGTACTCTCTTTCATGAGGGTTTTCGTTGCTAACTATTTTAAACCCTTTAAGTTCGTCCCTATGCTTAGTTAACGGGCTACCAACTTTGTCAAGGTTTTTAGTTAATTCATAAATTGCGGCCTCATACCCCATAACAAAACCTTCTCTTTTAAACTCCATAAGGGTATTAATACTACCGTTATAAGTTCCCTCTAAGTCTTTAATTTCTTGCTTTGCAAGCTCTTTAATATCCATAACATTATAAATTTTAATTCCCGAGTTCGTCCCGGTCCGTCTCCCTTAGTCGCCGGGGTAGCGTTTAATTTTAAGCCAAAAAAAAGCCCTAAGCACTGGAACTGCTAAGGACTTTTTTTAAGTTACGGGACGTCTGCCCCTGCTTATAATGTCTTTGATTGTAGTTCCAGTACAACACTTACAAAGTTAAAATAAATATCCAATTAAAAAAGGTTTATGTTAAAAAACACCTTTTGCCTTGTCAATTGTGGGCTTTTTATAGTTGCTGTTTTCTTAACTTTGGTTATGCAAAACTACTCCGAATACTTAGAAGAATATACAGATTTGATAATTGCTTTAGGACACGATTGTTGAAAGCCATTAAAACGGGCTTTTACTATTGCGTTATGCTCAATTAAGAACAAATCTCAATCTTAACTATTTTGTGGTATCCAAACTTACTATAATACTCACTTATAGCACCTAATAAATTATTAGCATCTATATATTCTACTGTGTTACTTGCTGTTATTTCGTATGTTTCCATAATTAAAAGTGCCTAACAAGGGCTATAAATAAAAGCCTATTAGGTCTTTGTTAGTTAATAATAAATTTCTTTCTGTGTCGGCTTCAATTCATAGCCAAACCGTTAGCCATGCCTCCCAGCTATTACCAAAATTATTATTATCATTCCCATTGATAGTATTAGTCCTGTGTTCATGGTTGTTTTTTGGTTAATAATTTAATGGCTTCTAAATTGCCTTGTATAAGTTTTTCGCATCGTCTTTTTTGTTCGTCTAAATCAATTGCAGTTGCAAAATTCTCCTTTATCAATCGTTCAATTTTTTTCTTTTTTTCGCAAAGGTCGTCATGTATAATAAAAAGCCTTTCAATTTCTCTTATTTCCTGTTCCATATTTATGTTTTTAACAAAGATACCTTTTTAAACCTATCTACAAAATATTTAGTAATAATTATTTACCCCCGTGTATTTTATATTGAACGTGCGCCCATCCTGGAGCGTACCCCATTTTTTTAGCGTGTTCATGTAGTTGCGCCCGTGTTTTACCTTTAGCGCTAAACCTTTCGCCTCCTCCTCGGTTACTTTTCACCTCTGTAAACTCAGCTTTTAAAAGCGCCTTTGCTTTGATCTTAAAAGGCTCGCCGCACTCTTTACATAGACGGGCTGAAACGTTATTCATTCCCTCGCAAGCCTCGCAAAGTTTCACCGGTGCGACTCCTGAACTGTTACGGCGCTTTTTGGTTAGGTTCCATGTCCTAGCGTCCTCCCAAAGTCCATGCTCATAGCAGTTAGCCCCCATGTCGATAACTGTAAAGTCTATTTTACCCGCGTAGGTCCTACTCCCCCGCCCGGTCATCTGGAGCCATAAAGGTAGGCTTTTAGTTGCTCGGTTTACTATTATTGCCTCTATACTTGGCTCGTCGTACCCTGTTGTAAGGACTGAGCAGTTGGATAGTATTTGAAAGTCACCGTTTTTAAAGCCCTCTAATAGCTCGCGTCTTTCTGCCGTTGGTGTTGTCCCGTCTAAGTGTCTAGCGTCATATCCTGCCGCCTTTAGCGCCTCTACTGTCTTTTTAGAGTGGGCGACGTTTACGTTAAAAATTAGGGTCTTTTTATCTTTTGCGAATTTCTCAAAGTTGGTAACTAACCCCTCGTAAAGTCTTTGCTTG